ATGGGCGGTGAAGAAGCCGAGCAAGGCGATGAAGCCGATGGTGTCGATGGCGCCACCTGTCTGCCTACGGTCCTGTACTACCAGGCGAACGCCGCCACCGACGAGGCCTGGTACTACTTCCGTGTCGGCTTTCCGCACGAATCCGAGCCCGCCAAGAACACATTCAGCAGCGCACAGATCGCCTCTGCGACCGAGTTCAAGAAGCGTCTGCTTGGGGTTGCGCCCGGCGCGTTCTACACCGGCTCCACCGGCCAGCTCGACGCGTATCTCAAAGAGCAGATGCACCGCATCAAGAGCGTGCAGACAATCGATTTCGTGGGCTACGCGAAGGAGCACGGCTGCTACGTCTACGCCGACATCGCCGTCAAGGGCGGAAAACTATTCACGCTCAACGACGAGGACTTCTTTGATGTCGGGCGGTTGTCCATCAAGACGATCGGTGGCTCCGCTGGCCTGTCGATCAATACCGACATCAAGGCGCTCGACTATGGCTGGCTGGAGCTGCTCTGGCGCGCGTTCGGCGCCAAGGCCATCGTGGCGCTCGCCTTCTGGCTGGGCAGCCTGTTTGCCGAGCAGATCCGCGAAGGCGAAGGGATCAAGCAGAAGAGCTTCCCTTTCCTCGAAGTGGTGGGCGAGCCCGGCGCCGGCAAATCGACGTTGATCGAATTCCTGTGGAAGCTGTTCGGCCGGCGTGACTATGAAGGCTTCGACCCGTCAAAGTCATCGCTCGCCGCACGAGCACGGAACTTTGCGCAGGTGTCGAACCTGCCGGTGGTCCTGATCGAAGGCGACCGCGGTGAGGACGGCGCCAAGGTCAAGGGCTTTGACTGGAATGAGCTGAAAACCGCTTACAACGGGCGCAGCACACGAGCACGCGGTGTCAAGAACGGCGGTAACGAAACCTACGAACCACCCTTCCGAGGGACCGTGGTCATCAGCCAGAACGCCGAAGTCAATGCCAGCGAGGCCGTGCTGCAGCGGATCGTGCATCTGTACTTCGATCGTGCCGGCCAGAACGCCGACACGTTCGCCGCCGCGCGTGCGCTGGAACAGATGCCTGTCGAGGACGTCTCCGCGTTCCTGCTGTCGGCCATCCTGAAAGAGAAGGACGTACTGAGGCTGTTTGCCGAGCGCATGCCGTTCTACCAGGAGAAGCTGGCCGCTAACCCTGAGGTGAAACACCAGCGTCTCGTGAAGAATCACGCGCAGATCATGGCGCTGGTTGACTGTCTGACCGCCGTTATGCCACTGCCACGCGACTACCGTGACGCAGCGCAGACGAAACTCGTGCGCATGGCCGTGGAGCGTCAGCAGGCCATCGGCGCCGATCACCCGCTCGTGCAGGAGTTCTGGGAGCTGTACGACCACATCGAGTCCGCTGAAGATGACAACGCGGTGCTCAACCACGCTCGTGGCGGCGATGTCATAGCCATCAGCCTGCGCCATTTCGAACAGGTGGCCAACGACCGCCGCCTGAACCTTCCCCCGCTGACCGACCTGAAGCGTGTCCTCAAGACATCGAGGGCACGCAAGTTCATCGATCTGCGGGTCGTCAACAGCGCGATCAACGCGCGTCACAACGCTGAGTACCCCCACGTCCCACGCCGGCCGGATACGGTCAAGTGCTGGGTGTTTGAGGCGCGCTCGGTCGATAAAGGAGTTTGAGTATGTCTGCCATTGAGACCTCTATCTGTTCAGCAGTCTCCATCGAAGTGAAGCCCGTCTGCTATCAGGTCCAGCGCCTGCCCAACACGCCGGCTTATACGTTCGCCACACAGCAACTCTTGATCACGGCGCACGATGGGAACAGGATCGCGCTCTCCGTCCATCTTCGGGAAGGGTGTGCGCGCTTCGCGTCGGGCGAACCCATAGTGCTCCCTACTGTTCGCGACATCGAGGAGAGCGAGCAATGAACGCCTTTCTCGTTTGCATCGTTTCACACGATGGCGTGCGCATCGAGTTCACCGCGATCGCCCGCACGCGCCTGGATGCGCAGCTCGGCGCGCTGAACCACCTGACCGCGCCGCCGCGCTTCTGTTGCGCTCACGCCATTGGGAGGGCCACCTGATGTACGCGCTACTCAATCTCTGGATGATCGGTACTGCGCTGGTGTCGGTCTATCTGTTCAACAGTGGGGCGCATCGCGTGCGTTGGGCTGCGTTGGTCGGGCTGGTTGGTCAGCCGGCTTGGGTGTATCTGACTGTCGATAACGACGAGCCTGGGATGTTCGTGGTGAGCTTGTTTTTCACGGTCTGCTATGCGCGAGGGGTGTGGGATGGCTTTGTTCGGCGTGGGGGATATCGTGGGTAAGTTGATTGTTACTGAGATGCAGTTGCGGCGGGTGCATCGGGTGCTGCGCGTTGCTACGCCTTTTGAGGGGATGTCTGGGGTACTGCGCGCGGCTGTTACGGCAGCAGCACGGGCGATGGCTGCTCGGGATGCGCGGCGGGTGGGTGTGGTGGATTTGAAGCGTCGGGGTGGTGGGGATTTTGAGGGGGAGCCTCTGGAGCGCACTATGGAGTTGCGAGATGAGCGAAACACAACTGATTGACCAGCTTGCCGACGAAATCGCCAAGCGCGTAGTGCCTGCGATCCCTGTCTCTGTCCAACTCTGGAATGCAAAGCTGATCGGAAACTATCTGCGACGCTCACCCGCAGCCGTGATGGAGCGTGTGGTCACGTTGCCGGGCTTCCCCAAACCGATCCGCCTGCCTACCCAGAAGGAGGGCTCCAGAGGCCAGCCGCTGTGGGAGGCCTCGGAGGTAATCGCCTGGGTGCGATCGCACAAGGAGAAGATCGTAGGCCGGCCGCGGAAAGTCGACTAGCCCAGGCGCTGCGCGATGCTGGCGGCGGACTCGTTGTAGTACGTCATCAGCTCCTGGAGGTTCGTGTGCCCGGTCATCCGGGCCAGATCCAGCGGCTGCAGCTTCTTGGCCAGGCGGGTGATCGCTTCGTGCCGCGTATCGTGGAATGTCAGGCCGGCAATGCCGGCCTTTTCTTTGGCCTTGCGGAACAGCGCATCCCGGCTGGCCGCCGACAGATTGAACAGCGGATCGCCGCCATCAACCTCCGGGAGCATTTTCAGCAGCGTCACCGCTCGCGTGGACAGCGGGACATTTCTGGCTCCGCCGTTTTTTGTCATCGGCAGATGGGCAACGCGCCGCTCGAAGTCGACAGATCGACTTGTCAGCCCCAGCATTTCGCCCGAACGCATGGCCGTCTCGATGGCCAGCAAGAATGCCACGGCCACCCGCTGCGACGGCAGCGCCACCGGCACGCCCTCCTGGTACCCCAGTGCGGTGATGATCTTCTCTATCTCCGTCTCGGCGATCAGGCGGTCACGCGGTGGATTCTCCGGCGGCCGGCGGACATCTTTCATCGGATCGTGAACCAGCCACGCCCATTCCCGCCGCGCCACATCGAGTGCGTGGGAAAGAAGCGTCATTTCGCGGGATACGGAAGAGCCAGAAACATCGCGCAGCCTGGCATCGCGCCATGCCGCAATGTGGGTCGATCGGAGCTCGGCCAGTCGGATATCCCGGAGCTGACGCCCCTCGACCTTGATCTTGCCGATCAACTCGAGCCTGAGCTTTTCCCACCGCTCCCCGCGCTTCGTGGGGCTGATCTTTCGCTGGTAGTCGTCCAGGACATGCCCGACCGTGAATGTCTTGCTGCCCTGCCCTGACTGGATCGACCTCAACTCAGCCTGCCGGCGGTCCGCCCACTCCTGGGCGAGCGCCTTGTTTGGAAAGCTACGGCTCTCGCGCTGGCCCTTCACATCGAGCTGAACGCGCCACCCTTTCCCAATCTTCTGAAACGATGCCATGGGGGCTCCGTGGGGGAATTCTGGGGGCGACGCAGGAATTATATGTGATTCTTTGTAGGTGGATTGGGGGGTGATGCGGATGCGCAAAAGCCCGCTATCCCTTGTGGGACAAGCGTTTGCGGGGATTTTGGGTGTTACGTGGGAATGTGATGATACGGTAACTTGGTGCGAGGGAGGGGACTCGAACCCCAGCAATCTGGCTCAACTGTGCGCCTTTCAGGCGAATGCTGGCAAAAAGCTGGCAAATCAGATGAGCCACCTGAGCCCGGCGTGGTGCGATACACTGTATATCCATACAGCATCAAGCATTGCCATGGGCAACAAAAAGTCAGCCGCAGGCTGCCAAATCCACGAGGCGCCCCCTAGCTTACCGACTGTCCGACAAGTAGCGCAGCGCCTACTTGACGCCCTTGATCGCCTCAATGCAGGCACGGACGCCGTGGGATTCCACGGTTGGGAGAACGGTTTGGGAGAGCCCGCCGGGGATCAGCTCGAGGAGGTGCGGCACGAGCTCGAAGTCCTCCTGGCGAAGACTCCCGCCCAGGCCAGCCTACTCACAGGTGCGGACTTCGATTCAAAGGAGTTCGAGCGGATTTGGAAATCATCTGAGGTCCAGCGGGCCGGTAAGGAATTCGGTTGGCGAGGGATCGCAGAGGCAGTCTGGGCCGCGGCGTTTCAAGAATGCGTGGATCGAACGCCCAAAGCCAATGTTCCCATGCGGCACGAAGAGCCCTAAGCTGTTACCCGAAAGAACACAGACCACGACATTGCGTTCCGTACCGTTGTATACCCCCCTCAACGGTATACTTTCCAGTCACAAGAGTCGTGTATTGTAGATGACAATAGATCACATGAAACCATCTGAGAATTTGGAACACCAGACCGGAGATCTCTTTCTCGCGCACGGCGTGTCAGATCCAATTTCAGATTTCGACACCGTCCTGGCTGAACAGCCAATATCACCGTGGCGCGAAATGGCGGCCTACGAAGCTTTGTGGCAGTCCGACAACGCTTCGTTTAAGACGATTGCAGAAATCTTCGAAAAGCACCCCGGCGCGACCCCTTCTCAATTGGTCTCGCAGGAGGCTACGGAGGATATTCTGGCCGAGCTACGCCCCCACTTTTCGAAGGCGGAGATCACCGAGTTTGGGGTGAGGATTCACGGGGCTCTTGACTACCCCAAGAAACTACGGGACGCGATACACCCACTTGCGTTTTTCTATTTTCAAGGGTGGTGGGATTTGGCGGAGTCGCGCAAATCTGTCGCAGTAGTTGGAACTCGGGAGCCCAGTCGCGAAGGTGCCGCGCGTGCAAAGCGACTTGTGAAGTTGCTGGTTGCCGAAGGCTACACCATCTATTCTGGGCTCGCCCGCGGCATTGACACGGTGGCACATACGACCACTCTCGAGGAGGGCGGCAACACTGTTGCCGTAATAGGAACTCCCATCACTGAATATTATCCGCGTGAGAACAAGGAGATGCAACGCCTTCTCGCTCGCGAGCAATTGGTCATCAGCCAGGTTCCCATTCTCCGCTACGCGCGGCAGACCTACAAGGGTAATAGATTCTTCTTCCCTGAGCGAAATGCAACTATGTCTGCTTTTAGTCAAGCGACCATCATAGTCGAAGCCGGCGAAACGTCTGGAACGTTGACGCAAGCGCGAGCAGCCTTAAACCAAGGACGAAAGCTGTTCATACTGGACAATTGCTTTCAGAACCCAAATCTTACCTGGCCCGCCAAATATGAGGCACAGGGCGCGATTCGCGTTCGGGACTTCGATGACATTATTCAGGCACTGACATGCCGAAACTAAGAAAAATAGACAGCCTTACAATTGGCGAACATTACTACCTTGAAGCAACAGATGCCTGCTACTATTTCGGAGAATATACTGCCGGAGAGGGCCCAAGGTATAGCGAGACAAATCAGCTAATCTGGAATTTCAAGAAGAAGCCGGAACGCAAGGCCTTCCCCGACTACCAGTACAAGCTGCTTGCCATCCAGCAGGCTGGACAGTGGCTAGCAGGCGCATTTAAGCCGGCAGCTTTGCCAACCGTTACCTTTGTCGGCGCGCCACCATCGCGTTGTATTGGCGACCCAGGCTATGACGATCGCATTGAGCAAGCGCTGCAGGTCGTTGCTGCCGCAGGCGGTGATGTACGGCAACTAATCAGCCAGGCACATTCACGACTACCCGCACATGAGTCACAAAACCGACCCAAGCCGGAGGACCTTGCTAGAAACTACAGAATTAATCCAGCGCTAGGAAATCCAGTGCCCACAACAATCGTCGTAGTTGACGATATGTTGACTACTGGATGCACTTTCAAGGCGATGTCGCAACTACTCAGAAAAAGTTATCCGAACGCGAAGATTGCGGGGATCTTTCTGGCCCGTCGTGCATTGCCATCCACCGATGAATTCGACACTGAAGATTAATCTTGAGCCAAATAATGGAAGAAAATCAAACTTCTCACGAAGACATCTACACAGTTCAGATGCGCCTCAATGGATCTACTCCGCGCTGGATTAGTTTTGAAATTTATGACGACGACCGAGATCTTCAAGCATTCTTTAGCGGAAGCGATGAGGCAATTATGAACTCGGCGATCAGCATTTTTTCGAGCCAAGAACCACTGCACCCTCCTTTCTCAACGAGTTCCAAGGGCCCATCTGAAGTACACAATTTCTCCTTGACCAGGAACCCAAACCAAGCGGAAATTCTCCTGGCGATTGAGAAGACAATTCAATCACTAGAATCCGTTGGGTTTTTCGTTGAACGGCGAAGAAACGGCTGGCAACTATAAGGGCCCGCTCGCCACGCCACCCTCGCTTTGTGGCGCCTGTCTATTGGGGTGCCATGCTATAACCCCATTGAGTCGGCTCATATAGGAGGGACGTTTAATGTGCGTGAACTATGCCCCCGTCCAGCGCCAGGTGTTGCGCGATGTCTTCGGCGTTGAGCCGCCCGCCGGCGAGTGGAAGGCCGAGGCGTGGCCCGACTACCCTGCCCCGATCATCCGCGCCGCGGAAGTTGGCTCGCGCGAAGCGGTGCTGGGCTCGTTCAGCATGGTGCCCAAGGCAAAGATCCCGCCTGGCGTGCGCTACTACCCCACAGCCAACGCGCGGACGGAAACGATCGGAAAGCTCAGCTCATTCGCCAAGCACTGGAAAGCTGCGCAGCTTTGCCTGATCCCGGCCACCGGCTTCTATGAGCCGAACTGGGAGACGGGCAAGGCCGTACGGTGGAGGATTGGACTGCCAGACGGCGAGCCATTTGCGATCGCGGGATTGTGGCGCCCGTGGCCGGATGGCGCTGTGTCGTTCACCATGCCGACGCTCAACGCCGACAGCCACCCCCTGATGCAGCGATTTCACAAGCCTGGAGATGAGAAGCGCGGCATTGTGATTCTGCCGCGCGAAGAATGGGACGACTGGCTGACATGCCGCGACCCTGAGGTGGCGCGGACATTCCTGCGCCTGCTTCCGTCCGTTGCGATGGTTGCAGAGGCGGCTCCTGTGCCGTCACGCACTAAGGCGTCGTAGAAATCAAGGCGTCGTAGTCCCGCTCGCACTTTTGCCCAGCGACTCGGGCTGCGTCAGCGTATTGCGCCAGGTCTCCCGCTCGCTGGTCAGCGCGTCCAAGCACGTCGGCGAGCAGTAGGATGGGATCGCCGGCTGACGCGCCAGCGGCGACAGAGGCGGGATCGCGGGGACTGCGGGCAGCGTTGGTGATGGCTGCAATACGGGCGAGCAGCTCGCGACGAGCAGCGTCAGCAGCGCGAGCACTAGCCTGTGCTGCATGAAGTTGTCGGATAGCATCATTGGTGGATTTCGCTTGTTCGGCCACGCGCCGCTGCTCCTCAATGCGGGCATCGTCGACGGCCTTGGTTTGGACACGTGCTTGATTACGCTGCTCAGTGGCATGTTCGGCCTTCTGCTCGGCGATCTGCTCGCCGAGCCGCCAGCCATTACCCAGCCAACCCGCAGCGAACAAAGCCGCCGCCACTGCGCCGATTAGGATCGAACGCCACGGCAGTCGTGGCAGGGTCATGACTGGACCTCCGCCACCGCGCGGGCATGATTGGCAGGCCAGTTCTTCGGGTGCGGCTTACCGGGCCGCCAGGTGCGGGCATAGAGATCCCATGCCGCCTGCTGCTCGGTCACTGACGGAAGCGCAAAGGGGTCTGTGAAAAGCAGCAGACGCGCCACACCGGCCGCGAGCACGTCATCCACCTCGATCGCACGATGAATGGCCTCCGGTTGAAAGGCGACACGCCGCGCGAGGCAAAGGCGCTCCAGGTGCGGCCGACTGGCGACATGCAAGAACACCCCCCACACCCCGCCGCGCGACTGAGGCGTGCCCAGCTCGAACTGCCAGAAGCCTCGGGCGGGACCATTGCCGGCCTGGCGCCGCGCCGCGAATGCCGACTCCTGCAGCCCGATGGCCAGCAGCATGACGCGCGCCTTTACCGTATCCATCGCGGGCGGCAGCAGCCGCAATGCCGGCTCGATCGCTAGGCAGATGATTTCGGATAGCGTCATAGCGTTACCTCCTGCCTGACCTCGCGCACGATGTCTGCGAGATCCTTGTCGCGGCGCCGCTCGATGAAATTGAACAGCCAGCGCACCACCGCCCAGCCCGGCAGGCCGCAGGCGAACACGAGCCCGAACAGCGCCACCAGCCCGATATAGTTCTGCGTCCACGACTGCAGCTCATAGTGCTGCACCACCGCTGCACCGCCCGCCACGCTCGACACCACCGTACTGATCAGCGCCACTGCCCACTCGCCGCGCGTACGCGGGCGCATCAGCAGCATGACCACGATGGCCGCCAGGCCACTCCCACCAGCCGCGACTGCTGCCGGCCCTCCCGCCGCCTTGAAGGCAGCCGCCCCCGCGACGCCTAGCGCGGCCCCTCCGCTAATTGGTTCTGACATTCACCCCCTCCATAAATGAGAAAGGCCCGCACAGGGCGGGCCAATAAAAAACCGCCCGAAGGCGGCAGTTTCCGAACCAAGCCTCATCGCTTGATGCCAAGTCCGGTCAGCACGGCACCATTCCAATCGACCTGCCCACCGGTACCAGATGGCCCCACCACGAGCTGATACGTGGCTGCGGCTTGGGACGTGTCGAAGTAGGCAAGCGTCGGGGTCACGACCGATGGGCCCGCCTGAGAGCCAAAGTAGTAATCCGACACCGGCACACCATTGCGCACCAGGTAGGCCCGCGCTGTACCGGCCGCCCGGAGTACAACCGATGCCTGCACAAGCACCGTTGGGATACCGGCAGGCATCGAGATCGTGCAGATCGTCGTATCGCTTATGGAAGTGCTGCCGCTTCCATTGACGGAGCCGCGCGGGACCGTCACGGCCTCCCCAGCAATCTTCAGCGTGCTGATGGAGGCGTCAACGATGTGGGCGCTCTGGATTGCCGCCAGGCGGATCTGGCCCGAGTCGATCGCAGCGCTGTCGATCTTTGCATTTGTGATGCTGCCGTCTTGGATCTTGGCCGTCGTAATCGCAGCATTGTCAATCTGCGCATTGGTAATGGCCGCATTGGCTATCATCGCGCTGGTGATCCATCCCACCCCGATAAATGCCTGGCTAATGAACGTCTGACCGTTCTGCACCACGAACGGTGACGTCACGGCACCGTTGGCCACGTTCAGTAGCGCGAAACGGTCGGCCTGAAACAGGATCTGTGACTGCACGGCGCCGGCTTCGTTGTCGATTCCGATGGCCATGCCTGCACCGTAGTACTTGCCATCCTGCGTGACCCCTACTTTGATGTTCCACGCCGCGGAGATCTTCCCGTTCAGCGCCACGACTGCTGACGCCGTTTGCTGCACCACCGCTGCGTTTTGCCCGATTTGCGCCTGGAGCGTGGTCTGCTGCCTGGCCAGCGCCATATCGGCCTCCGCGCGCGCCGCCTGCTCGGACCAGACGCCCGCCATAATCAGCGTCGAGCCGGCATTCGTCCCGGTATCCCCAGCCATCGGCGGTGGCCCGAATGTCGCCACGACCGAATCCAGCCTGGTGGCCAAGGCCGAATCCGCATCGGTCCGGGCCGTTTGCTCGGCTTTCACCCGCGCAGCCACAGAACCGACCATATCTGGCGGGCCGTCGATCAGGTCGATTCTCCCTAGCAGATCCTTGCCCAACTGGGATTCGGTGATCTGCCCCGCGATCGCGTCCAGAATGGGGCCGGCATCTGCACTGCTCTGCCCCTGCACACCGTTGCCGGTCGGGTACCAGGCGCCGATGTTGCCGCTCTTGTCGACCAGGCGCGCCCAGAACCAAAAGCGCTGCCCGGCCGCCAATCCCATGATCGTGTGAGTGTTCTGCGGGAAGGCAAAGTCGGCCAGCTTGATGGCATCAGTACGGCTCAGCGTCTTGCTGTACCAGATCTCGGTACGCTCCACATCGGATGGCCCCGGCGGGAACCCCCAATCCAGCCGAATCGAGAACACCAGCCCTGTGGCCACCAACGACGTCACAACGGGCGGCGGCGTCGTTTTTCCGGTCAGCACCGTTTCCACCGAGTAGGCAGGGATCGATGCCACGTCCAGGGCATTGACCGCACGCACACGCGCCAGATACGTGCCGGCGTAGATGCTCGTCACCTCCAGGCTGCAGGAGCCCGTACGGCCGGCCCTGACCCATTCCCCGTTGTCGCGACGCCATCCCACCTCATAGGCCACGGCTCTATCCGATGGCGACCAGCTGACAACCATCGTCGTTGACGCGATGCCTTGCCCAATGACGGAATACGATCTGATTTCCACGCCGGTGGGCGGAGGCTGTACGGATGGCGGGATAACGGTCACTGGCCGCGATTCCAGCCGGGAACCGTTGTCGATCGCTGCGAATTTTCCCGCCTCATGCCTGAGCGCCGTCACCTGACGGGTGATGCCATCGCCTTCCGTAATCGACAGCACGCGGAACAGCTGGGTTTTCAGCGTGGCGCTGTCAACCGCCCAGACCGCCTCTGCCTGGATGCTCTCGGTCCAGTCCGCCGACACCCGGACGGTGGAACCCACAACCTCCACGACCGTCCGCGTCTGCACGGCCCCTGAGGGCAAGGCGACCGTAAGAGCGTCGCCAGGCTGGATCTGATCGACCTTGTCGAGCTGCACCTGGCGCGTGCCGGGTGCCACGCGCACGCGGCCACCCAATCGCCGCCCGGCTCGAGCAGGATCTGCAATGCGGACAACGCTACCCGGCCTCACTAATGCCGCGTCGAGGCCGACCCCGAATGTCACGGTCTCAGTCTCCATGCGGCTGGTGAGCAAGATCCACTGCCCGGCGCGGTGCGCCTGCCCCTGCGACGTGCAGCCAAATGCCGTCACCTCGGTCTGGCGCACGCCGTAGCGCGCAATGCCATCGTCATCCGGCACATACTCGACCTTGGCCCGGTAGAAGTCGGACGGATCGTTCCACGACACCAACGCCACCGTCTTGCGGGCCTTCAGCCCGCTGCCGGCGTAGGAAAAGCGGCCATCAATCACGTTGGACGCCGCGAAGGTGTACTCCGGGTCAGACGGCATGTCCGCCGCAGCGACCACGGTGCCGGACGCCCAGTAGGCCATGCCGCGAAAGATCGACGCCAGATCCTGCAGCACCTTGTACGCGTCGGCGCGCGCCTGCAGGTACACATTGCAAGTAAAGCGTGGCTCTTGCCCACCCCGCCCATCTGGGACCAGCTCGTCGCAATACCGCGCGATCTGGTAGAGCGACCACTTGTCGACCATCGCGGCGTTCACGCGATCGCCAAGTCCATAGCGAGGATGCAGCACCAGGTCGTAGAAGATCCACGCCGGGTTGTCGGTCCACGCCGTCTTGAAAGTCCCATCCCACACGCCGGTGTAGCTACGCGTTTCCGGCGTGTAGTTCGACGGCACGCGGAGAATCCGCCCCTTCATGTCGAACGACCGCGCCGGAATGCTGTTGAACTGCCGGGCGTCGATCTGGAGGGCCACGATGGCGCTATTCGGGTAGCGCAGCTTGGCGTCGATGACCTCGGTATAGGACTCGATACGAGTGGTATCCGCGATGGTGTTGCTGTTGGCGTTTGGCGTGATCCGCCGCACGCGCACGTTCCACCCCTGCCTGGCTGGTGGCAACTCCACACGATGGCTGCGCTGGTAGTTGTTGGTTGTCTTACCGTCGAAAGCCGTCAGCAGCACCTGATGATATGCCGCACCATCGGTTGCGACATCGATGGCGTACTCGACCCGATACCCGCCGATGTCTCCCGTGCTGGTGTTGGCCTTCGAGAGCGAGGGCACCCCCAACCGGATGCGCACCGCAGAGAGCGCAGTGTTGTTCACGGCACGCACCCACGGCGTGGCCGCCTTCAGTTCCACGCCGACCGCCGCCTCGTTCTCAACGGACGGGAAGCCGGGAATGTAGTCCTGATCCTGCGTGCCGTTGCGGTACGCCAGCGATACGCCCTGGAAATTCTGCGAGCCGTCGGCATTCATCAGCGGCGTGCTATCCAGGTAGACGCTTTGCAGGCCATTGACCAGCCCATGGATCTCCCCCTCGGAAACGAGATCCAGCACGCGCGCGTACGCGATCGAGTGCAGGCTGTCCGGGCTTTCCGACGGGGCGCTGCCTCCGCCCCCACCTTTTCCGCCGCCCCCATAGCCAATGATGTCGCGCATATTCCCTGCACCAAATGAAAAGGCCCCGCACGAAGGCGGGGCCAGGTTATTGAAGGACACGCGGCGCTATGCCTGATCCTCAGCGAAAATGCCACCGGAGAGCACGGCGCTGCCGACGATCATTCGTCCGTACAGAATCGGCACGGGATTGCCCTGCGCCGTGGTGTTCACCGGTCCGTTGAAGTTGTAGCTGGCCCCATTGTTCGGCGAATCCTTCGTCGACAGGCCCTTCGCTTGCGGCGACAGCATCTGCACGACACCACCGAGCGCCATCGAGGCGCCCGCCAGACCCACACCGAACGCCATTTGCGCGGTCATGCCAAGGGCCGGAGGATTCCACCATGCCAGCGCGACGAGCGCGACACCCAAGATCGTCTGAAACAGGCCTGCGCGCTTTGCACCGCGCATGACCGGCGCAATGCGGATGTCGTCACCGCCTGGCGGCGTACACATCTGATCATGACCAACGTTCTGCCGGCCAATGAACACCGCATAAGCCACGCCCCGTTCGCTGCTGTCCTGCAACTCAGCCCGGAACCCCGGCACTAGCACACTCAGCGCCCGCACGGCCTCCGCCGCATTGGCGATCGCCAGCCGGTGCACGCGACCAAACCGCACCCCCAGATTTCCGTAAAGTCGAATGGTTCGAATCTTTTCCATGTCGCCAAATTAAAAACCCGCCCTAAAGGCGGGTAATTTCAATCGATAATGGTAACTAGCTATGCGCGCGGCGCACATCGGTCTAACAGCGCGTCCAGTTCCTTCTCGCTCAGCTGGCGGATCCCCGAATTCGCTCGTCGAACCGCAAGCGCAGTTCCACCCTCAACGGCACGAAGATCAATAAGGTAATAGACTCGATAATCGCCCAACTGATCAAGGCCAATACTGATCTCCGTCCGCCCGCCACTTGGATACGTGGTGATCTTCGGTAAGTCATTCAGGCTGACCTGCACGCACTCAAGAACCGCGTTTGCGGTCGCCTTGGTTTGTCGCAGTTCCGGCTGAACTTGTCGAATCTGAGTTTGCGTCATTCCAACGCAACCAGCCATTAGCAACGCACACCCCCCAAGCAAAGCTACCGCCCGCATATCATCCCCTCGCAGGAGTTAATTTCGCCGCTATTCTAGTGCAACATCACATTTCAATCGAAGCACACAGCGCGTGATCTCCTGCCAATATCCGCCATAAACATCGCGCGAAGACAGCCTGCCATGCTGGTGATGCAGCATCAACCCATCACCAAGATAGATCGCCGCATGGTTCGGAACCTTGGAGCGCAGCTGCATCAGAATCACATCACCCCCCTGCTCCGGATGATCCTGCGAGACTACGACGAATCCCGCCTCTGCATAGTGCTGCATGTACAGATCATCGCCGCGATTCCACCAGTTATCGCGACGCTCAAAGTCGAGCAGCTCGATGCCACGCTCGCGGCGATACCAGTCCCGGATCAACGCATAGCAGTCCAGCACTCCATGGGCGAACTCGCGCCCGACTAGCGGCGCCTGGTAGCCGACTGGCTCGATCGACTGCAAGTCATCCGCCGGCCAGGACAGGATGTGCCAGGGCAAACCAGATCCCTCGCAGCTGACACGATCAGCCTCGCTAGGCGTGGCCGGCGCGTCCGGGTGCGTGTGCACCAGCGCAATCACTTCGCCGAGGTCTTCGGCCGCCGCATAGTCCTCGGCCGGCATCACGAAATGTTCGGTGCCAGCTGCTACGTTCCGGCACGGGACATATCGCTCCCGCCCCTTGACGATCACCACCAGCCCGCAGGCCTCGCGCGGGTAGTCACGCTGCGCGTGCTCTCGCACGGCCAGCAAGGTTTCGCGCCGCATATCACCCCCTGACGAGATCCGCTGCCGGAAACGAACCGTATGGCAGCGGGTTGTTTGCTCCAAACCGGGCCTTGCACGACGAGAGACGGCCGCCGCATTTGTCCAGCACCTGATCGGTAACGCGGTTAATCGTGCCCGCTGTGCTCGGGACATGGATCTCCGGCCCCTCTTCGCCGACCAGGTACGGCTGACCAGCCACCACCGGGCCGCCGCTTGCGCGCGCCGGTAGGGCAAATATCCCCGAGCCGTAGTTGCCCGGCACGGAACCCGCATTACCGAAGAGGTCGCCGGCCAGCGGAGTCGCAATTTGGCCAGGAGCGCCAGCCGCGGCACCCGCCGCCCCGTCGAAGGCCCCGGCGCCACCCAGCGAGCCGCCGAGCACCCCACCGAGGAGATTGATCCCCATCTGGAACAAGCCCGAGATTGCCGCTCGCGCGGCGATACGCGCCAGATCCGCGATCACGGACTTGGCAAAATCAGCGAACGACGCCTTGCCCGTCGTGACGAAGCTGACCAAGCCATCTTCCATGCCCTGGAAGGCATTGCCGAATAGCCGGCCCGTCTGATCGGCAACGTTGGCGGCATAGTCCTGGTAGTCGGCGAACGCTGCGCGCGCACCGTTGCTCCAGTCGGCACGTTTCTGGCTCAGTTGGTCGTAGTACTGCCCCAATTGGTCCAGCGCCGCGCGTTCGCCTTCATTGATCCGGACCAATTCGTCTTGAAACAGTGGCGTCCCGAGTTGCCCCCGGTCGGTCATGCTCTTGATCCAGTCCGTCCGGACGCGCGCGAACTCGCGATAGATGCTCTTGGCGGCGCTCACCTGCTCCATCGCCCGGCCACCCATGCCGAAGGCATCGAGCTGGCGCGAGTACTGGTCCGCACGAGTACTCGCGCCCTCGCCGATCCGGACGTCAATGCCGGCGGCCTGCGCGCGCGCCTGCTCCGCCAGGCGCACCTGTTTTTCAGCCTCTTTGGTCTGCGCCTTCTTGCTCTCAAGCGCAGCATCGGCAGCGACGTTCAGATCGAGCTGAGCGCGGATCTCATCCTGCCGTGCGAGCAGGCTTTTCTGATCGGCCGTCAGGACTTTCTTTGTCTTGATGTCGGCGATCTGTTGCTCGAACTCCGCGCGTGCTTTCGCGGCTGCCGTCAGCTTGTCGCTATCCTCCAGCGCGGCCTTGGTTGCTGCCTCAGTCTGTTTGAGCTGGTCGAGGTAGCGGGTGGCGTAGTCCTCGGTGTATGCCTTGCCGTGCGACGCCTTCGGGTCTTTGTATTTCTCGTTGACAGCCGCGATACGCTTGGCGATCTCTTCCTCGGTAAGACCGACTTTCTCGCCATCTTTCCGCAGCTGGTCGATCTCGTCGGCACGCTGCTGCGCACGCGATCGGGTAGCCTTTTCCTGCGCCTCCAGCCGCTGTCTGGCGGCGATCTTTTCCTGCTCGTCGCGCTGCCGCCGCCCATCGGCTGCCGCCTTGTCGGCATCGGCCTGTAGCGCCGTTTCCTGCGCCTGCAGCGCCTTGAGCCGCGCCAAGGCACCTACCCGTCGACGATCGCCGTTGCCGGTGGCAGCGCCGCCGCCCGTGGAGTCAAAGCCGGTCGGCTGCCCCATCTTTTCCAGCTCAGACTGAACGGCGGCGATATTGCGCCGCACGTCAGCGAGCGTGTCGGGCCTGCCGATGCCCAGCATGTAATCCCATGCGCCCTTGGCGGCGCCGGCGACGGAATTCCAGCCGCGCTCCATGAGACCAAGATGCTGGAGCACCTGGTTGGCACGCTGCGTCATTTCCTGAGCGTAAGTACGCTGCGCCAAGGCGGCGGCCTGGTCCTTGTCACCCTGCTCTTCCAGAGCCTTGATCTGCTGGTAGACCGTGTCTGTCAGGAAGTGATACTGCTCATTGAGCTTGAGGGCGGCTTTCACCGGCTCGTCGCCCAGATCATTGAAATGACCGACGGTTTCCTTGACGGCCACCCCCACCCACCGGTTGTTCACGCGGATCACCTTATTCACCCGCCAATGCCCACGCTCAATCAGGTGGCCGTGCGGCGCCTTCTTGGCATTCCAGCTGACCTCGTAGATCTTCTGCGTCTCACCGGACTTGCTTTCGGAGAACACGCGATAGATCGCATTGCGCAACTGACCGGGTTTTACGCCTTTCTTCTCCGGCCCGTCGTACACCGGAGCCAGCCGGCGCGCTTCCTCGTAAAACACCAGGGCGCCGGCATGGGCAGCCGGCCGGAGCACACGCTCCTTCATGCCCGCCTCTAGGCGGTCCAGCGCGGCCTGCAGGTCGCCTGACAGGCTCAGATGGACTTCCATAGCATCACCTCCGGGCGCCGGTTTCGCACACCAGGTCGACGTACTTTCGACCAGATTCGTCCGGCATCACTGCCCTGATGTCGTACACGGTCGTGCCGCGCACCACGCGCATGCTGGCGTCCAGCCCAGTCCGCCAGTTGATGCGGATGCTGGCTTTGACCACCGAGACGTCGGCGCCGGACTTGATGGCGGACAGCCCGCTGATATGCTTGATCGTGGCCCACACAGTGGCCACGTCCTCCCAGGCCGATACCGGCTCTCCGGTGTCGGCCTGGTCCGCTGTTGGCCGCTGGATAGTGATTCGGCTGTCATGACTCATTACCAGTCCCTCTCAGCGTCCAGCAGCCCGGCCAGGTATGCCGGCGGGGACGAGTTGCGAGCCATGCATGCGCTGGTGACGATTAGCCATGCCTTGATGCCGGCCGGTACCGTCTCATAGCCCGCCTCAACGGTTACACGCACTCGAGCACCGTTGCGGTAGCCAAGGGCAGAGATCAAGTCAGGCGGGATCGCCAGGATGGATCGGCCGTTCTGGCGATCCTCCAGCACGCATCCGCTCGCCGGTTGCCACGCGGCTCCATCGAAGTACTCGACCGACACCAGCGCAGTGACTGGCGACAGCGGGAGCGTCTCGCGCGGCCAATCGGAGTACTCAAGCCGCCATGTCTGCGGCACCAGTTCGCGGCTAGTTTCCTGCTCGGCCTCGATCCGGGCTGCGTCAATCAGCGTGCCAATGTGCTCGTCCAGGTCTGTCATGTCGCTGTCCAGCCGCGCGCTGGTCTTCACTTCGGCCACCGATACCGGTTTGGTCGTCGCAGCAGCGGTCACGGTCTTGGACAACAACATGCTCACTCCTCGGTGGCTTCCGCTTCAGGGGCCTTCGGCTCGGTGTACTGCACCACTTCGCCGCCCTCGCTCTTGGCGAGTGCGACTGCGGCCGGCTCATCGTCCAGGTCTTTGGCGTGCGCCTTCAGCACGTCGGCCGGCAGGTTCTCGATGACGGTGTTCGGCTTGTGACGGACACCGTCGATGGTGACCGCGCACAGCACGCGTGCGGTCTTCGTGGATTGGGGTAGCTTCGTTGCCATGGGCTCTTTCTCGGTGCGTGGATGAGGGACGGCCCCAGCCGGAGCTGAGGAAATTCATACTTAGGTCGCGCTGTTTTGGTAGTACTTCACCGCGCCGCCGACGTCGATCAGGTTGGCGCCCGAGCGGCAGAAGGCGACAAAGCCGACCTGGCCCTTCAGGGTGTAGGCGCTGTCGGTCATACGGAACAGCGTCACGTCCATCACATCGCGCACCAGGTACTTCGAGAAGTCGCCGAACAGGATCGACTTCTTCGAGACACTCATCGGGTCCATGTTCTGGTTGATGACGATCTCACGGCCCAGCAGGCGGTCGGGAGCACCGCCCGGATTGCCTTGCTCGTAGCCCGGCACAAAGATCGGACGGCCTTGCGCGTCCTTGATCTTGCGCACAGACTTCAGCGTGTCGTCGTGGAACATGAAGCGGCCGGCCGGGCGGTAGAACGGATCTACCGAGTGCTCCAGATCCACCAGGTCGTCATAGGTGACGGTGGCAGTCTGGCCCGTGGCGCCGGCCTTGCCCAGTGTGGAGCCCGTCACCAGGCCTCGCGGCTGGCCGGTGCCAGTGCCGCCGGTGTGGTGGCGGTTCTGGATGCGGCCCAGGCGCAGGTTAAGCAGCGTCTGGATGTATGCCTCCAGGTCGAACATCGCATCCTGGATCAGCTCGAACGGCAGGGCGATCGACTTGGACGAGTACTTGTAGACATCCATCGATGCCTGGCCGAACTGGGTTTCACCCACCGTCACCGGGCCGTTCTGGCCGACGATCTCGCCTTCCTCGGCCGTCGAATCGGCGGTCGGGAACAGCATCTGAGCGCCAGTGCTGGTCTGGATGCCCGTGGCAACCGAGCGCACCGCGAATGCAGCGCGCATGGCTTGGATCAGGTTGCGGCTGAACTCCGTGGCAACGGTGTAGCCGCCTTCGCTCCCGGTCGTGGTCGACATGGCGGCGCGAATGTCCGGGTTCACGCGCGCAAACATGGCGTTGCGCTGCTCCGGGCTCAGCGCCGACAGACCACCAGTCAGCATGGCGCGCAGGGCGCCAGCCTCGGGCGAGTCGTTGCCGTTCGGGTGCGTGGCAGCGTGCATTGCAGCCTCATGCTCCGCCTGAGCGTTGCCGGCGACTTGCGCCAGACGGTTTTCGCGGGCGATCTCGGCGTCGATGGTCTCGATTTCCGCAAGGATGGCGTCCAGCTGCGATGCCTCGGCGGCCGGCATGCGCTGGTCGGCCGGGAACTTGGCGTTCAGATCTTGCGCTTCCTTTGCCTTGGCGTTGCGGCGTTCGCGCAGTTGAGCGAGTTTGCTCATAGGGTCGTTTCCTTATCAATGGACGAAAAAAAGCCGCCCGGAGGCGGCTGGTTTCTGTGCGCGAACTCGCGTCAGATTTGGGCCACAAGTCTCATACGCTGCGCCTGGCGGGCGCGGTGTTCATCCGTGGCGTAGGGAGTGGGGTTGGGCGCCGCGGTCGGGTCAGGCTCGACATTGGCTGCCGGCGCCGGAGTCTGTGGCGGCTCCGGTTCCGGCTTCGGTGCGTTGGCGTAGGCGCTCAGGTTCCAGGCCTTCGCCTTCGCTTCCGTCTCGGCCACGCGGTCTGCAAAGCCGTGCTCCACTGCCTCGTCGGCGGTGAACCACGTTTCAGCGGACATCCAGTCCGCGATCCGCTTGGTATCGGCGCCGGTGCGCTCGGCGTACGTATCTGCCAACGTGCCGTCGATCTTGTCCAGCAGATCCGCTTCGGCGCGCAGATCGTCGGCGTTTCCCCACATGCCAGTCCATGCCTTGTGAATCATGAACAGAGCGCCTTTGCCCATCACGATCTCATCACCAGCCAAAGCGATGAACGTGGCAGCCGAGGCGGCAAGACCGTCGATATGAACGATGATCTTGGCCTTGTGGTCGCGCAGCGCCTGTTCCATTGCGCGGGCGGCAAACACGCTGCCGCCTGGCGAGTTAATACGCAGGTGAATCGTACTGGCGTCGATCTCTCGTAGCGCCTTCACGAACGATTCCGGCGCCACGCCACCCCACCAGGCTGCCTCTTCCTCGTTCGACACGATCGCGTCGTAGAGGAACACCTCGGCCTCATCGGTACCGTCCTTCGCCAGCACGTCGAAGCGGCGGGCGGACGCCTTGCGGTTGTCCTGCAGCAGCTTGTTAAGTCGGTTGCGCACTGGCACCTCCATTCAGATTCAGATCCGCGTTCGGCGGCATGTTTTCCAGCCGACGCACTTCGTCGGCGTTCATCCACGGCTGCTCTCCAGCGCGGCCCAGTGCGATTCTGTATGCCTCGTATCGCGATTTCAGGTCTCCACGCTCCAGCGCTGCAGTGATGTGCTCCACAAAGAACCGCTGGCGCACCGGCCAAAGCTTCCGATTCAGTTCCTGCGCCAGCGGCGTCAGGTGACGCTGCAGCGTGTAGCGCACGAATCCGATGCCCTGCGACTCGATGCCGCTGCCCCAGCTGGTGGTTTTGTCGGTATGGCCGACCATATGCGGCGGCACGCCGAAGAACCGGCAAATATCCTCGACGGTAAAAAGCCGCGTTGCCAAGATCTCGGCGTCCTTGCTGTTGACGCTCAGCTGTGCCGGCGCCAGGCCGCCGTCCAGGATCAGCGGGCCGCGCCCACCGTTCTGGATCCGCGCCAGCAGCGACGCTTTCAGCGCCTCCAGTTGGGGCTGGGCCACTTCGGCACTGACGCCAACGAGCGACACGGGCAAAGTTCCTACAGCACCACGCAACGCGAGTCGTACAGCGCGCTGGAGGGCGGCAGAGTCGGAGTCAAACCCACTCATCGCCTTGAATGCCTGGAGCGCGGCGTAGTCGTCGTCGCTGAGGCGCGTCTTAACTTCGTTGCGGTACTCGGATCGACGGGACATGGTCTTTTCCTTCCTGGTGTTGCAGCGGCAAATGCCGCGAATCGCGGGGTTCCCCCCGAGGACTTACTGATTGACTGGGCTTAGCTCGCCCAAGGTGGCAGAACGATCTGCCGGCAAAACACAGACAAATCTGCACAGAGGCAATGACAAACTCGACCGCATGTACACGTACGCCGAACGCCTCCGCTGGGCAATGCAACAGACAGAGCCGCCGACATCCCGGCGCGCTCTGGCTCAGCGCATCGGCGTCCAGTACCAATCGATTCAGTACCTGGCTGACCCGAACCGCAACGCGACCGGGAGCCGCCACACCGAAGCCATCGCTCGCGCGCTTGGCGTTTCCGCTCAGTGGCTCGCGACTGGAAAAGGCAAACCCCATCGGGGCCGACGCCAGCCAGTCGACCAACGCCCAGCACTACAGGACTGCATCCGCACAACTCGTGAACTTCTTGCGCGACTGGAACGCATCGCACAAGCACTGGAAGACGGCCAGACGGGAAACTGAGGCTCCTATTGAACGGACGCAGCCAGTTCGGGCCAGTATTCCTGCCAGTCTTCCGGACGCTGTTCCTGACGAGGCAGCCCTAGCGACGTTTCCAAAGCTCGCCAGTACTTCGCTGGAATCGGGCCACCTTTCTCGACGTAGTACGAGATCGTCTGCTGGGTCACACCCAACAGCGCACCCAACTTTTCCTGTGAGTGCGCAAGGCGGACGGCTTTTTGCCACGGACTGTCTTGCATTCGGATGCCCTATCGTGTCTACACATAGATTTGTAGCACGCTACCGTCCCTTTTGCAAGACGGCATAACAAAATGCTGTGTATGTCGACCTATGCAGACCGCCTCTACTTGGCCATGACCACGCGTGGCCTGAGCCCAAACCACGACCAGAGCGAGTTGGCTCGGCGCGTGGGAATGGGGTGCAAGCCGCAGAGCATTCAGCACCTCCTGGACCCGAACAAGAACGCGAAGTCCAGCAAGTACTCAGCTCGAATTGCCCAGGTGTTGGACGTAGATGTTCAGTGGCTGACCTATGGGACCGGCCCAGGCCCCGACGGCTTCGACGTCGAAGGGCGAGACTCCGATGGCGCTGTAATCGTCGTTGAATCCAAGCACCGCCGACCGGATGACTCTCAGGGCGCGCCCCACCAACTACTAGAGGCGACCCAGCGCCAGATTGCGCAGTCGATCCTGGCGAAGCTATCGGGATCCAGCCTGACCAAAGCCCTCGCCTACCTCCAAGAGCTGGACACACGACCCCTTGATGAGCGCCCCAACGACCAGCGCGAACCGGTAGTTGTTGCAGGCGGGAAGGCGGAACTCAAGGACGTATCCCGAAAGCGCCACTCACACGGATGACCGATCAGAAGCCCGCCTAGAGCGGGCTTTTTGTTTGCCGTAGCCATACAGAGCGATCTGCCGCCACACCGGCAAGATGCGCTGCATACCGCTTTCGCGGGGTTATTCACCCGCAGCCTTCCCGCTATCTGTGTCCCCCAGTATCGATCGCCGGGCCCTGAGAATCCGGCGGCAGAAGGGGTCTCAGCAATGGCAAAAGTAGTGAACCTTGGCGCCTATCGAAAAGATCGGCTCTCAAGGCATCGCCCGCCGGTACCACCGGGGGCGCAGGACGACATGATCGTCATCCGTCGATGCGAGGACGGAACCTACATCGCGCAAATGTTTGGGGCATACGCGAGCTCCTCCCTCTTGGCTATGGAACACGCGAGCGACTTGGCGTCGACGCTCGCTCGGAAGGAGCGCCTCCGCTAGAAAACAAAATTTTCTGTTTGGTTCTTGCCGAACTACATATTTGTTTGTAGACTCCCCTCATCGTTACACAAAACGGGAGATGAGGGGATGGACCTGCTCGTACCTATCGGAATCATGTTGTGGACGCTCGGCGTTGTCGCTGCGTTCGCTTTCGCCTCGTCGCGCGGGTGGGTCTGAGTCATGGCCAAGTTCCCCACTCACGATCAGATCCTTGCAATGCCGCTCCGTAAGCAGGCGGTTGCCTGGGAAGAGGCCCGTCATCGCAGCCGCCTGAAGGATCTGCAGAAGGCAGACGCCGCGCTGGCGTTGCTTGAAGCCGAGCACGCAGCACTGAAGGCCGCCGGCTACACGCTCTACGGCAGCCAGGTCGACGGCCGCTTTTTTGATAGGGGCGCGATCTCCATCTCCACATCCTCAGTCTTCGACGCTGATGCGCGCCTGTACAAGGCACTCCTTGTTGTCGGCTTCAAAGAAGTGGAACGCGACGAGAGCATCTGGACCCGCATCACTCTCAAGAAGGGGCGCCTGCGCGTGCGCATCTCCATCGACGCGAAGGCCCTTGCTCGCATCGAAGCCGAGAACACGTCGGAACCTGCTGCCACGTCTGCGGAGGCCGCATGACACCCGATCAAGCCTCCCTGCGCCAAGCGGCCGTCACCAACTGCAGCGCCGATCTGCTCCGCGAGCTGCAGCACGCCCACCGGATCATCCAGAACGGCCTGCAGCTGATGTCCGTTACCCAGAAAGACGTCTGGGCTGAACGCAACGCCCGCGACGGCGTCGACGGCAAAGGCACCACCCGCTATCACGAGCGCGCGGCCGTCATCGCAAGAGCCACCGGGAGCGCAGCGTGAAGCTCCTCCGCGCCATCGGTTTCTGGTTTGCTGTTGCATTCAGCGCCATCGCCCTGTCCGGCATCTACGCCGAACTCAATCCGGACGCCCCTACCGCTACCCCTATCTGGAGGCAGTCATGAATCCCGACATTACCTGGGAGGAGTACGTGCGCGCCCGTCGCGCCGAAGGCTTCAAGGTCACCGGCCGCTGGATCAATGGCGCGCCCGTCCTGGTGCGCCTGCACTGACCCGATGCCGACTTTAACCACCGTCCTCGCCGTTGCGCCGGCCCTGCTTGCACCATTCGTCGCGCTCGGCGTGGGCGCCTATCTCAATCACCGCTGGATGCAACGCCAAGCACAAACCACCGCGGTCAGCCCACACACGATGCTCGACCGCGTCATCCGGCTGATCGATACCAGCGCCCTCAAGTCTGCCGAGATCGAGCTCGTCCGCAGCCTGAAGGAGCGCCGCAACCGCAGCCAGGTGGTCAACGTCACCGCCGCTGAATTCGAAATGATCAAACAGATCCACGGGAGACTGTACCGATGACCTGCACCCAGGCCAGATTTGAAAGCGATGTCGCCAAGCACGCAATGACCGTCATCCGTGATGATGGCGTCAACCGGCACATCAAATTCCGTCAGCCCGATTCCAGTAGCTACTGGTTCGAGATCCTGACGTGGCACGGCACTCTTTGTATCAAGGGCGACTGCGGCACGTACGTGTTCTCGCGTCTCTCTGACATGTTCGAGTTCTTCCGCACGGACGACCGCGGCGACCCCACCAAGCTCTACATCAACGAAGGCTATTGGTGCGAGAAGCTGCAGGCAGTTTCCTGCGATGGATATGGGAACGGCGCGGCGAAGCGCTTCGATGCCGAGACTTTCGAAAAGCGCGTCAAGGAACGTATCGACGACTACTGCGAAGGCCGCGGTATCTCGGCGGAACTAAAAGCCGAGCTGTTGCAGGAGGTGCAAAACGACGTCCTGGACTATGCCTGCGACGGGGATACCAGCGTCTGGTCACGCCTGAACGACTTTGAAGACAAGGATTTCCCGCGCCTGTTCGAGGATTGCTGGGAATGGAACTGCGACGAGTACACCTTTCGATTCATCTGGAATCTGTACGCCATTGCTTGGGCAATCCGCCAGTACGACGCTGCCATGGCGCCGGCAAAGGAGGCCGCATGATCCGCCGCCTCTTGCTCGCATACTCCGCTGGCCGCCCCTGCAAGATCATCTGCGAGGCCGACCGCCCCTACCTGGAGCGCTACTTCGTGTGCGCGCTCTTCGGTATCCGCTTCTACCTGCACCGCTTCGTCGGGTCTGACCCCGATCGTGGTCTCCACGACCACCCGTGGCGCTGGGCCATGTCCTTCATCCTGCGCGGCTGGTACTACGAGGCCACCCGCAGCGGCACGCGTGCTGTGCGCTGGTTCAACTTCCTGACCGGTGACACGTTCCATCGCGTGATCCTGGCTCCCGGCCCGCTGATCGGTGTCCATACGCCGCGCGAGGTCTGGTCGCTGTTCATCGTTCCGGCCAAGGACGTCAAACCATGGGGCTTCCTGCGTGATCGCGGTGCCGCCGGCGGCCAGGTGTTCACGCCCTTCGACTATGGCGCCAGCGGGAAGCCTGCTCAGTGGTGGAAGCATGCACCCAAGGGCCGCGACGCAGTCGGTCGGCAACCGAACTGATCGAGGGTCGAACCATGATCATGAAACATAGCGCCGAGCTTGATGGCCAGGTTCGCCGCGCGCGCTCCGACAAGATGAGCCGGAGGGCAACATGCTAAACGCCGGCCACGCGAAGCAAACGGCAGCGAAACAGGCGGTGCTCGACAGCATCATTGCCTTCGTCGGCGCGCACGGTACGGCGACGATCGAGCAGATCAGCAAGCATTCAGGCGGGACCGATGGAACGACCCGGAAGCGCTTGCAAGAACTGCGCAATGCCGGGCTCGTCTACATCGCCCGGTGGATATGGGTCGACAACTACACGCATCAAGTCGCTGCGTTCGCAACCGGATGCCAGCCAGATGCACCGCAGCCACGCGGGGAGAAGCGATTGCTCTCCATCGTCAAGCACTTGTCTGCGGAGGAACAGGCAAGCGAAGAGGCGCAACAGCGTCACGCGAAGCACATGAGGACATGGACGCCGCACCGAGATGTGGCTGCCGCATGGTTCTAAGGAGAAGAAAATGACCGACAACACCAACGCCAGCGAATTGCTGCCGTGCCCGTTCTGCGGCGGTGAGGCGGGGGTAATGCAACAGTCCAAGGTTAATTGGGCTGTCATGTGCCATGTCTGCGGCGCTGAAGGTGGATGGGGAAACGCAACTGACGCTATCGAGCAGTGGAACCGACGCGCCGCCCCGCAGCCGCAAGGTGGGGCGCTGCTTGAAGCGTTTGACACGGCGTACATGAAAGCCGCCCAGACGAGTCAGCCATCCGACTGGCACGAAGCCGCATTGATGGCGCGTCAATGGCGCAACTCTGTTCTTTCCGCCCCGAGCGCCCCGCAACAGGCGGGGGATGGGCTGACGGATGAGCAGATTTTCGACATGGCGGATAGGTTCGCCCGCAACACCTTCTGGGAAGAAGAGGAACTGAAGGAAGTCACCTTCACGCCGCAAGGGCTGACGCGGTTTGCTCGTGCCGCCATCCTCGCCGCCCCTCGCCAGCCCGCGACCTTCGACGCTGAAGCCCTGATCCGTGCGTGTGTGCCCGGTGGGTCGATCTGCGATCCTCAGCAGGTTGCGGACGCGATTCGAGCATATGCCGCCCCTCGCCAGCCTGGGGAAATGGGCGCGGGGGTGCAGCCAACTTGCAGCGTATTCGATGACATGCTGCGTTCGCTGGAGCACGTCGAGTGCGTATATCGCCTGAACGTGGTGAAGGATGGCGAGCCCAGCAGCACGCTAGATAACCTGCAACGTGTCATTGCTCGCGCAAAGGCCGCATCGGCGCAGCAGGATGAGCGCGAGGCGTTGGGCGAATCGAATCGCCTGCAATTCCTGATGAATCGCTATCCCGGAACAGTGGAATTCAAGCGGTCAACCGTTCTGGCCATCATGCGCCAGTTTGGCGAGGCGTTGCTCGCCCAGCAGGTACAGGCCGATGCGGGAGCAGTGCCATTCGGCTACGCGCAACCATCAGGCGGTAACTACTTCACGCGGACCAAGCGCATTGCCGACAGAATCGGCGGCCTTGTGCCCATCTACACCCACCCTGCGGGAGAGAGCGACAAGAGGGATACGGAGCGGTATCAATGGATGATCGAACACGTCCATACACACCGCCTGTGGGAACGCAAAGAAGCATGGTTCTGCTTGCCGAACAACGCCACCGAAGGGCGTGGCTATAGCACTGCAAGCGCCGCCATCGACGCCGCCATGTCCCGCGAGCAGTCGGGAGGGGGAGAGGCGTGATGGAACTGGATCGCTGCTATCAGGGCGACTGCCGCCGCGTTATGCGATCGCTAATCGCCGACGGCGTGCGCGTGCAGTGCATCGTCACGAGCCCGCCGTACTGGGGGCTCCGCGACTATGGCGTCGACGGACAGCTGGGGCTGGAGGCCTCCCTGCCAGAATTCATCACCAGCATGGTGGAGGTCTTCGACCTCTGCCGCCAGCTGCTGACCGACGACGGAACACTGTGGCTGAACATGGGCGACAGCTATGCCGGCACGCGCGGTGCAGCATGGGGACCGTCGCCGGCCGCAACCGAAGCACGAGCGATGATCGCCAGCCGCCGGCGTGATGACGCGCCGATTCCGCGCAGCGACGTGCGCGTGGAAGGTCTGAAACCGAAGGATCTGGTTGGTCAGCCGTGGCGCCTCGCCTTCGCGCTGCAGGATGCCGGCTGGTGGCTCCGGCAGGACATCATCTGGCACAAGCCCAATCCCATGCCGGAGAGCGTGCGCGATCGCTGCACCAAAGCGCATGAATACCTGTTCCTGATGACGAAGAGCGAGAAGTACTTCTATGATCAGCAGGCGGTGCTCGAGCCGGTCAGCTCGAACACGCACGCCAGGCTGTCGCAGGACGTGCAGGCACAGGTTGGCAGTACGCGCGCCAATGGAGGCGCCAAGACGAACGGCAACATGAAAGCCGTGGGCCGCACTCCGGCAGGGTGGGCGACCGGTACAGATCGCAAACACGAAGAGATCGACGGCCGCTACACGGCAAAGCGGAAAGTCTATCCCGGCACTGGCGTCGGCTTTGGCCGAGGATATGACGCCGAGCCGAAGCCGCGCGTGAAGAACAATGCGAGCTTCAACCAGGCCATGGCAATCATGCCGACCGAGCGCAACCGCCGCTCCGTTTGGACCATCCCGACGCAGTCATACAGCGGCGCGCATTTCGCCACTTTTCCCGAAGCTCTGGTCGAGCCATGCATCTTGGCCGGCAGCCGGCCCGGCGACATCGTATTCGATCCGTTCATGGGCTCCGGCACGGTGGCCAGCGTCGCGCAGCGGCTCGGCCGCCGCTGGCTGGGTGCCGAACTGAACCCGGATTACATCTCGCTGCAGACCGAGCGCACGCGGCAGCCGGGACTGGTGCTCGAAGCACCTTCCGTTTAGACCAAATTATTCAGAACCACAAATTTCCATCCATGATCCCCGCCTACCCTCTCTGCTGGCCCGAAGGCTGGCCACGCACGAAAAGCTATGCCCGCCAGGCTGGACGCTTTAATTCGCGGCGGAACTCGAAGTTCTCAGCGGAACTGACTGTCATGCAAGGCGTCGAGCGCGTTCTCGATGAACTGGGGAGGCTCAGCATCTGGCGTGACGATATTGTGATCTCAACCAACATCACGACACGCCTCGATGGTCTGCCGCGATCGGATCAGAAGGCGCCTGAAGATCCCGGCGTGGCCGTGTATTGGGAAACGAAGAATGGCGATCGACGCGTCATGGCGATCGACCAATACCGGAGGGTTGCCGACAACCTTGCCGCGATCGCCGCGACGTTGGAAGCGCTGCGTGCGATCGAGCGGCACGGTGGCGCGCAAATCCTCGACCGGGCATTCACCGGTTTCACGTCGCTGCCCTCGCCGGCAGCCGCGCGCACCTGGCGCGAAGTGATCGGCGTCCCCGCTGCGGAGCGAGACCTGGCCGCTGTCCGTGCGGCGTATCGCCGGCGGGCCCAGGCCGCTCATCCGGACCGCCCCGGTGGCTCGCACGACGAGATGGCCCAGCTCACAGCCGCCATGCGGCAGGCAGAACAGGAATTGCAGTGACCGAAGCAGCGCAACGCATCATCGAACTGACCGCCCGCCACTGGGGGCTGAGATAGGACGCCATGGTACGCTTTGTAACAATCGCCAAGTTCTGCGAACTGACCGGCCTCACGGCGGCAGCTGTCTACACGCGGAAATGCAAGGGCATCTGGCCCGAGGGCGGCGTCTGGCGCTATGCCCCTGGCTCGAAGAAAATTCTGATGGACCTCGCCGGATACGAAAAATGGGTCGAAAAGGGACAGGAGTCGCTATCGTTTCAGACTCCAGCTATGAAATCACCTTCCCTTTCAAGGGGAAGCGGTGTCGCGAGCGTATCCGGACGAAGCCCTCGCCTGCCAATACTCGAAAGCTAGAGCAGTTCCGCGCCGCGATCATGCACGCGATCGAGAAAGGCGAGTTCAACTACGCCGAGACCTTCCCCCAGTCCAAGCATGCGGCGGAACTGGCGGAGCGTCCCGGCGACGCCCTCACGGTCGAGTCCTATTTCGACACCTGGCTGAAACGGAAGAAGGTCGAGCTCAAGGCCTCCACCTACACCGGCTATGAGCTGATCGTGAACCGCTGGGTCATCCCCAAATTTGGCAAGCTGCCGCTCTCCGAGCTGAAGCGCGCAGCCATCCGGGATTGGCTGGCAGTCATCGATGACGCCAAGGAAAAGAAGGTCTCCAACAAGCGGCTGTCGAACATCCAGAGCTGCATGCGCTCCGCCCTGGGCGATGCTGCCGCCGACGAGATCATCGATGCAAACCCCATCGCCGGCTACACCTACGCCCGCGCCGAGCGCCCGGCGCCGGATGGCGAGGACACCGACGAAATCGACCCGCTGTCGCCCGCCGAGCAGTCAGCCGTGCTGGAAAAGCTGCGTACGGGCGACTCCAACATGATCCAGTTCGCCCTGTGGACCGGCATGCGCACGTCCGAGCTGATCGCGCTGAACTGGTCCGACATCGATTTCGTGGAGGGCTATGTGCGCGTCCGTCGCGCGCTGACCCGTGAAGCCAAGGGTGTGGTTGAGTTTCCCAAGACGAACGCCGGGCGCCGCGACATCCGCCTGCTGGCGCCGGCCGCCGCCGCGCTGGAGGCGCAGAAGCCACTCACCTTCTTGGCTGAGTTGGACGGGCCAGTTTTCAAGACGAACGCGGGGGAGCGGTTTTCGGGGTCGCACCAGATCTGGCGCATCTGGCGGTCAGCGCTGAAGCGCGCCGGCGTCCGGTACCGAAACCCGTACCAGACCAGGCACACGTACGCCTCGATGATGCTGTCGGCCGGGGAACACCCGATGTGGGTGGCAAAGCAGATGGGGCACGCTGACTGGACGATGATCGCCCGCGTGTATGGCCGCTGGATGCCGTCGGCTGACGCCGAGGCGGGGAATCGGGCCGTGAAGAAGTTCGCTGCAAATGCTGGCAAAAATGCTGGCAAATCGGCAGCCAAACCGGCAAAAACTGGCTAAATTTTTGCCAGTATCAGCAGCCTAGAGCATTGATTTATAAGGAAATCTTGGTGCGAGGGAGGGGACTCGAACCCCTACACCATTGCTGGCGTCAGGACCTAAACCTGGTGCGTCTACCAATTTCGCCACCCTCGCGGTCCTTGGACGGTGGTCGACAAAGCAAAAAAGGCGGCTGGAACTGCCCGCCTTTTCTTGCTTGCGGCGACTAGGCGCCGGGACACCGTCCGTGCCGCTGGCGTAACTTCTGCCTGCGGCGCAATAAGGAAGCGGATTGTAACGCAAGGCGGCAGGGGAATCCAGTCCCCTGCCCGCCCTGCGGGCATCCTGCGCCGTGATCAGTGGCGGGCGCGGATGAAAGCGATCACCAGTACCGTCGCGCAGGCTTCCAGTGCGGCCACAAAGTACAGGCCGCCGGCCAGTTGGCCGGTGCTGGTCTTGAACCAACCAATCATGTACGGCGCCACGAAGCCGGCCAGATTGCCAATCGAGTTGATCAGCGCGATGCCGCCTGCGGCTGCGGTGCCGGCAAGGAATGCCGACGGCAGCGACCAGAACACCGGGAAGGCGGCCAGGATGCCGATGGAGGCGATCGTCAGCGCGATCAGGGCCAGCACGGCGCTGTGGAGCAGGAAGCCGGTCAGCGTCAGGCCCACGGCTGCCACCAGTGTTGCCATCGCGCAGTGCATGCGGCGCTCGCCGGTGCGGTCCGAGTGGATACCGTTGAGGACCATGGCGATGGTGCCGGCCACGAACGGGATTGCGGAGACCAGGCCGATTTGCAGGTTGCCCTGTACGCCGAGTTCCTTGATGATCGATGGCGACCAGAATGCGATGGTGGCGTTGCCGCTGACGACGCAGAAGTAAATCGCCGCGCAGATCCACACGCGTGCATTGGCGAAGGCGTCCTTGAGGGACGAGTGCTTGTTGGGGTCACGCGCCTCAGCTTCCACGTCGCGCGTGACGATGGTCTGCTCCTGCTGCGTCAGCCACTTCGCGTTGACCGGTTTCTCCGGCAGATACATCAGCACCGCGATGCCCGCCAGCACCGAAGGGATCCCTTCGATCACGAACAGCCATTGCCAGTTGGCCAGGCCATCCACACCGTCCATCGCGCTCATGATGAAGCCGGCCAGCGGGCCGCCCACCACGCCGGCAATTGCGAACGAGGTCATGAACAGGCCATTGATGCGTGCGCGACGCGCGGCCGGGAACCAGTACGTCAGGTACAGCACCACGCCCGGGAAGAAGCCCGCCTCGAAGACACCGAGCACGAAGCGCAGCGTATAGAACTGCATCGGCGTCTTCACGAAGATCATCGCCATCGACGCCAGGCCCCAGAGGATCGTGATGCGCGCCAGCGTCTTGCGGGCGCCGATCTTCTCGAGCAGCAGGTTGCTCGGCACCTCGAACAGAAAGTAGCCGATGAAGAAAATTCCCGCGCCCAGCCCGTACACGGCCTCGCTGAACTGCAAGTCCTGCAGCATCTGCAGCTTGGCAAAGCCGACGTTGACGCGGTCGATCCAAGCCAGGATGAACAGGAAGACCAGGAAAGGGATCAGGCGCACGGTAATCTTGCGATACGCCTCGTTGCGTTGCTGAGCCAGTTCCGCGGCAGGCAGGCTCTCCGGGGCGCCAGGGGCGCCGCTCATCACGATGGACAT